ACTCGGATGATAATCAACTGATGATGATTGAAGTGTATAAGATGTCGCAGGTGAACTTCCGCTCACTTGTATCAGCTTTCTTGCTCCAATATCTAAATCGCGTCCTACGTATGGCATTATTCTATTCCTTTAATTGCTTTAATTTCATCATCTGTTAAACCTAAATCTTTTAACTTTTGATTTGCGTTTGTTTCATCTGTTTCTCTTTTAGTTTTTGCACTATCAAAATCTGTTTTCATTTGTTCTAAGCCATCTGTACATTCTTGTTCAGTAGGTTTACTTCCACCATCATATACAATTAAGTTTGCATAAACTTTATTTTTAGAATCTGACCATCCAAACCATTGTCCACTTCTAACAGTTACTAAATAATCTTCTATATGTGTTGGTCTCATTCTATGTGTCCCCCATTCGTAAAAATGTTAATGAATTATCATTTTTTGTGCTACTTGCTAAAAACATAGAATTAGATTCAACTGCATCTACTCCTACTGATACTTTAACATTAGCTACATCTGTTACATCTATTAAACTTTCTACAACAAGATTTAAATCTGAGTTACTTCCAGAACCACACTGATGACTTTCAGCGATACAAGTATAAGCTGAATTATTAGTAGTTACATTTATTAGTAGTTCATATTGTGTTTCTGAATTACCAGAATATGCTCTAGCACCTCCTATAAATCTTACTAGATAAATTCCTGTTGAAGGAAATGTAAATATTCCTGATGATTCTGACATTTGACTACCAGTTATTGTTCCTTGCCCTGCTGTATCTATTCTTTCCCAATTAGAAGTTATAGGATCAGCATCTCCAGTAAATGTTGCATTAACTCTAAACTGATCTGCTACTGATAATCCACTTGATAAACCTGTAACAGTAGCTCCAGTAAAATCTGCTGTTGCGCCAGATGCTACATCAAGTGTAGCACTCGAAGGAATACTAATGGTATCACCTGACTGGCCCAATGTGATGGTACCTGTCCCAGTTCTCTTGAGTATGGTGTCAACTTTAAGTGTGCTCATCTATACTCCTATTAACTTCGTTGCACAAAACCACATTAATCTTGAAGCACTATCTGTCGGTTGTAAAGTTGTGCCACCACTTAATTCACTATAACATTGTATATCAAAATAATCACTTGTGCCATTTGCAGTAACTATAAAACTTGTCATAGCTGAATCAAAGTGCCTACTAGAATTTATTACTCTATTTACTTGTGTGCCATTTTTAAATATTGAAACTAACAAAGTATCAAAATCTGTACTTGTCATAGCATTTACAGCCGCACCTATTAAATATTTTCCTGCAACATTAGGTGCAAAAGAATATGAAGGTGTTGAAATACCATTTAAAGTTACTGTGCCAGAAGTGTTATTGTAACAACTATCCGTATCATAATCTTCTGTGTCAAATTCTATTTTAGTATAAGTGCTTTGTGAAATAGTTTGATTCGCAGCTTTAAATGCTTGAAAAGCAGGAGTGTTATCAGGAAAATTGGTAAGCGTAGCTCCTGACTTCAGGGCAATAGTAGTCGTGTTCGTGCTACCAATAGTCATGGTAGACGTTCCAGATCTAGTATCAATAGTATCTACTTGAATCTTACTCATAATTAACTCTTAGCGTGCTTATCTTTAACAGCTTTGATGGCCTTATGCCATTCTCCTGTTGAATCTAATTTATTTGCTGTCATATCATGGTATAACTGATCTAGCTGATCAACCACTGATTTGTATTCATCACGTCTTTTAGATTTATAAGAATCATTCTCTAAATCCCAAGCATCTTGAAGTGCTTTTAATCCATTTGTACAATCTAATTCAGAAGGTTTTGAACCTCCATCATGTACAATTAAATTTGCATAAACTTTATTTTTAGAATCTGACCATCCAAACCATTGACCTGTTCTAACTTTTACCAAATAATCTTCTATGTGTGTTGGTCTACCAGTTTTAATATCCATTTTATGTATCTCCTAACCTAACAAAAGTAGCATATAAATTATTTAGTGAACTATCTCCAAGCCAAGTTAAACCACCAACTCCAGTATTTGTTCCAAATCTTACTTTTACATTTGATGTATCTGTTACATCCACTATAGTTTGTGCGTACATATTAAGATAAGTAGCTCCACTTATTGCTTTTACATGGCCCCAACCATAAGCTACATCACTATAAGAACTATTATTAGTAGTCGCATCTATAATAGCATAACAATATCTTACATCTGCATCATGTTCAGCATTAGCACCAAAAGAAACTAAATAAAAACCAGTAGATGGAAATGTAAAAACTCCAGAAGATTCTGCCATAGAACTCCCCATATTTCCTTGTGCAGTTCCATCAACCTGTTCCCAGTTAGAAGTAATTGGTTGAACACTCCCATCAAAACTAGCAGTTACTCTCCATTGGTCAGCTACAGAAATACCAAAACCAGTAGCTGTCCCAGAGTTAGCGATCGTCGCCCCTGACGGGATGTTGATCGTATCACCTGAGGACCCTAAACTTAAAGTAGTTCCTGATTGTGGATCTAATTTATCTACATAAAGTGTTCCCATTTATACCACCGTTAAAGTTCCTGCTACTGTCACCGTTCCCGTAAATGTTACTGGTCCCGCTAAGAAAGCATTGTCTGCTGCGTCTACATCTACTGTAGATGTAACTGTTGCGAGGTTATTATAAACCCCATTAAAAGTTGTAAGCATTGCTGGTGTAATACTATCGGCACTTGGTACTATGGACCCTTCCACTTGACCAAGGAAAATAACAAAACACGTATCTGCTGAATCTAATGCTGTTGTAAATGTAATTGTGGATCCTAACACAGTATAGTCAGTTGTAGGTTTGGCGCGTACGCCATTTCTTAAAATTGCAATATGTTCAGGGTTCGAGACACTTGTTGAAAGTGAATAAGATGTAGAACCATCTCCCGTTAAAGTTTGTACGCTTGTGGTAGAGGTGAAATCTTTTGTTACTGGGTTTCCAATATACGCCATGTTACCTCCTACGTACTAATACTATCAATATAGCTTAACCATACATTAAGTGACGCATCCGTATCAGATTTGCATTTAACAATATCTCCAGACTGGATTACAATTTTGGCGCCGCCATCAATTAGTTCAATTGAGCCCCCGCTAGGGATGGGAACATTTTTAACTACGTATGAATCTGCTGAGCCTCCACTCGCTGTGCTTGTAATATATACATCCGCTTTAATAGTGGCTGTAGTGACATTTGAACAACGAATCCCTATGATTGCATCATCCGAATTTGACGTAAGAATACTTCTAGCTGTAGTGCCAATATTAACATCTCCTGATGAATCAAAAGCTACTTTTCTTTCAAAATCCTGGGCCATTAATTATCCTTTACGCCACATCATCTATTAGAGCTGCTACGATACAATTTGCACTTGCATCACCAGCATCACCAATATCAGATGAGATAGCATGTATATTAGCAACTGTCACTTGTGGAAGTCTTCCAAACCATGATTCACCTGCTCCTATAAAAATACCATCTGCTAAGTTATAAGCTGCTGTTCCACCGTCCAAGCATATTACTATACCATCTGCAGAACTTGTGTTCTTTATAAATAAAAATTTTACTTTATCACTTGTACTTACCGCTGTCATATCAGTGTCTTGGTCTACTGCGGTATAATCAATAAATCTACCTGCAATTAAGTCTGCACTTGTAGTCGTGACAGATGTCAATTTGTAGTACCATTTGTCGTTCGCATCATCCGGTGTTACCGTCATTGAACCACTAATAGACTTGGCAATCTCATCAGGCAATATAGTAGCTGTTAAGCTTATAGTTGCATCATCTGCCATTTTATAATCCTCCTAGTTTTCTAATCATTATATATCAGAGCGCAACGGACATTGCAATTACAAAGCCTGCACTTACGCCACTTGATGTTGCCCATTCCGGAGCTGTTTCTCCTGAGTTCATTTGTAAAACTTGACTAGCTGAACCCTTTGCTAATCTAGCCATTGTATTAGCACTGGAAGCATACATAATATCTCCTGCAGTTGTTAATACAGACTGAGGTGAAGCTGCCCATTCCGGTGCAGCAGCACTTGAATCCATTTGTATAACTTGTCTCGCTGTTCCTTTTGCCAGTCTGCCCATTGTATTGGCACTCGATGCATATAATACATCGCCACTGGTTGTTAATACAGACTGAGGTGAAGCTGCCCATTCTGGCGCAGCAGCACTTGAATCCATTTGTATAACTTGCCTTGCAGTTCCTTTAGCTAACCTTGCTGGTGTATTATTTGAGGACGCATATAATGTATCACCGGCTGTGGTTAAAACCATATCCATGGTTTTGCTTGCTGGAAAAGTACAAAAGACATCTTTTGTTCCCGCAGCAAAATCTACGGCTGAATCACTATTAGAACTTGAAATTGGAGTTGTTCTTGTTAAATTAGCACTAGATCCATCAAGTGTACCTAGTCCTACTTCCCACTCAGCTGCTGTACGGTGTACAATAGCGTAGTAAGTAGTATTAGAATTACCTACCCCAGCAGAAAAAGTTTCAAATCCTGTAACTGCTCCACCAAGAGCTACTGCTCCTGTTGATGTAGTAGTTGTCGTCTCCTTGACGCGATCATTTAAGACTAAAGCCATAGTACTCCTACGCTAGTCTTAATATAGCATCAGTAGCGTCAAACGCTGGAAACTGAATAGTAAATGTTCCTGCACTAGCTGTTTTATCTCCGCCAAAGTTTAATACACATACAGCTTTATCGCCTTTATCATCATTATAAATTAATGCGCCTCTAGCGGTAAAAGATGCTGTAGACCACGATACATCAGAGAAATCACAACATGCTGTTGATGTTGATTTTAAAGCTGGGGTAACACTTGTTAAGTCTTCTCCCCCAGCTGAATAAGCTGTCCCTGTTGTATTAGTTGTTTCTCCTGTTGCGGTAGCATCATAGGCTGTTGTTGCAGCACTTATTGTTGAAGAATTAGTATAAAGTGCAATTTTAAATTGGTCTCCTGTAGTCGCAGTGAAATCGTGCGTACCTACAAGGACTTCTTGCTTAAAATTATAACAAACTGCAGATGTTCCAAATGCCATTTTATTGTCCTCCTTGAATTGGTGTTTTAATTGAACCTAACGTAGGCTCAAATGATGGACGAGGGACACGAATAACACCTGACATGTATTCATCACGTCTTCCTCTTCCTTGTTGTTGCGCAGCAACCTCCTGTAAGGCGGTTTCGTACGATTTTTCATAAAGTTGCAGCATTTCTACTGATCCTTTCAAAAACTTGAAAGCTTCAACAAGGCACCCATACAATAATAATGCTGGTGCGTTGTTACTTACCCAAGTGCTGGCATTACTTGAACTAAGACGAGTTGGTAATTTATTAAGTCCTAATTCACAATAATACGCCGCATCCGGTGTTGGGACTACGTATATCGTATTTTCATCCCATTGTGAATAATATTTTGGAGTACTTGTAGTAGCTCTATTTGGCCAATACTCATTCATAAATGTTACATCTCTTTGTTCCAAATATATTCTAGCTCCACTACCTGCAGCAGGATAAATCATAACACTTCGTATGATTGAAAATTCTATTGGTGTAATACTTGTCCCCCCAGGTAATGTTAAAAATCCATTACTAGCTGTAAATGTTGCGTATTGATAAGATCTAAAAACAGGAAGGTCTAGATCTCTTAAAATCTTATTTTCAGTATGTTCTATAAAATCATTAATAATAGTGTCAGTTAAAACATCACTACTTGTTTCTGTATAATCTCTTATTTGTGTTACTAAGTCGCTATATGTTGTCATGCGCTTATTGTCGAAGGTCCAGCTGATACTGGATACCCTCCTCCTTTTATACCACCAGTTGTTGCGTTTGAACTAGCAGTAAAATGATACCAATCAGTCTCAGAAGTATCAGTAG